GAAGAAGATGAAACTGAATTCAAATTTGTCGATAAGCCACGAAAGAAGTTCCTGGTGCACGAGTATTGGGGCAACTACGATGTCGACGGTGACGGAATAGCTGAACCTATCGTATGCACCTGGGTTGAAGATATTATGCTTCAGCTGCAGTCAAACCCCTACCCGGATAAAAAGATCCCATTCCTGGTACTGGCGAATAACAGCACCCCATTCAAGATCTATGGTGAAGGTAACGCTGAGCTCATAGGTGACAACCAGAAAATGAACACCGCTATTAAGCGTGGCATCATCGATAATATGGCCAACTCCAACAATGCCCAGAAGGGTATGCGAGTAGGCTCACTGGATGCGATTAACAAGAAGCGCTTCCTCAATGGCAAGAACTTCGAGTATAACGGCAGCCAGGGTGATTTCTACGAAGGCGGCTATAACGCTATTCCGAACAGTGTGTTCAGCGTTATGGAGCAAAACAACAATGAGACGGAGTCTATGCTGGGCGTTAAAGCATTTTCTGGTGGTATCCAGGGAAGCCAGCTCGGTTCAACAGCTCGAGCCGCTGGAGGCGTATTGGACGCTGTATCAGTTCGCCGGGTAGACATCGTACGTAATATCGCCGAGAACCTCATAAAGCCATTGATGCGAAAGTGGATGGCGTATAACGCCGAATTCCTCAGTGAAGAAGAGGTTGTCCGCATCACCAACAAGCAGTATATCCCGCACCACCCCGATGACCTGGATGGATCCGTAGATATCGAAATTCAAGTATCTACCGCGGAAGACAACGAAGCCAAAGCTCAGAAACTCAGCTTCCTGCTGCAAACTCTCGGCCCAGAAATGGACCAAGGTATGCGCAATATTGTGATGAGCCGTATTGCTAAGCTGCAGAGAATGCCTGACCTGGCAGAGCAAATGGCCACATACAAGCCTGAGCCTGACCCATTCGTCGAGAAGATGAAGATGCTTGAGATGAAGAAACTTATGTCTGAAATCACTGAACGTGAATCTCGTACAGCAGAGAATCAGGCAAGCCTGGCGCAAATCGAAGCCTCAACTACGCTGGATCTGGCAAGAGCCAGAGAGCTTGGCAGCAATGCGGACTTGAAAGATCAAGATTTTGTACGTAAAGCTGATGGCAAAGAATTCAACGAAGAAATGCAGAAAGAGGCGTTTAAGCACGGTTCTACCATGCAAGTTGAAAATTTAAAAGGACAACAAAAGGCAAGTTCTGCACAATAAACTGTCACGTCCCTTGACGTGATGGTTTACTTTGCTATATCATTTAGGCGAATTTACCTTACCAACCAACTACAGGAACTCATAAATGAGCAATTCCGAACAAGCAGCACCCAACTTAGACATTGATCACGCCATTGATATGGGAGAAGCCTGGCTTCGTCTCCAACGAAACGGCGATTTCAAGAAAATCATCACCGAAGGATACCTGAAAGACAAAGCACTGGCCTCTGTGTCGTTGCTGGGTGTTCCGCAGATCGTTGACGCCGGAAAGCGTACTAACATCATGGAAGATCTGATCTCCATATCGAACCTGGCTTACTACTTCAAGATCATCGAACACCAGTATCAAGGCGCAGTTGCTCCTATACTGTCCGATGAAGAGGAAGCCGAACTGGCTGCTCTCGAAGCTGAAGAACAAGCACAAGGGCTGAACTAAGATGCCGACTCCAGAGCTCACCGAAGAAGAAGTATTCGACAACGATATCGATCCTCTTGAGGCGATCCGTGAAATTCGCCGGGAAGAAGGTGTTCCTGAAGAAGATCTGGTCATTGCCTCAGAAAATCACGCTTCAGGAGTTTTGGAAACCCCCGACGAAGACGAAATAAAGAAGGAAGAGGATGCCGAAGAACTTGCAGAAGCAAAGGGTGAAACACAAACACCAGCATCCGACGACACCGAGAGCCCAGAAGGTGTGGAGAGTGCGGACGAGAAAGGCGAAAAGGTAGATGACCTATCAGTAGAAGATCAGGCTGCTGCTGATACGGCTACTGCTGCTGATGCTGCCATCAAAGCTGCAGACGAAGCTGCTGATGAAGCTGCTGACGTCAAAGCTGGCAACAAGAAGCCGGCTGAAAAACCTGCAAAAGATCCTGAAGGCGAAGCTGGCGAAGCTGAAGCACCGGCAGGTTTGAAGTTCCGTGCCAACGGCCAGGAATTCGAGTTCACCCAGGAAGAAGTACTCGCTCAGTTCGAGACAGTATTCGGCCAGGCAGCAAATTACACCCAGAAAATGCAGAAGATCGCTCCGTACCGGAAAATGATCTCTGCCCTGGAGCAGGAAGGCGTCACCCACGAAAATTTAAATTTGGCACTTGATGCGCTGAAAGGCGACAAAGGAGCCATCAAAAAACTCTTGGCTGACAACAAGTTAGATGCGTATGACCTCACCTCTGACGAGGAAAAACAGGATGATTACGTACCCACCAATTACGGAAAAGATGAAACTTCTCTGGATATTGAAGAAATTACGAGTAAGATACGGAATGATGAAGAGTTCGCTATTACACAAAACGTCATTGACGAGCAGTGGGATGGTGAATCTCGGCAAGCAATTGCCAATAACCCGAACTACATAACCGGGTTGCATAACGACATCAAGGCCGGGATATACGACAAAGTCGCTCCCGCTGCGATGAAACTAAAAGTGCTGGATGGAAATGTTAAGAAATCCGACATTGAATACTACATGATTGCAGGCGAACAGTACCGAATCGCACTGGAGGCTGAAAGTAAGTTAACAGACGGCCAAAAGAAAGTTGACGATTTAAACGCAGACGCACAATCCGCAGATTCAAAGTTTGACAAGGCATCATCACAAGCCGAAAGAAAGCGCTCAGCTTCCTCCACTGGAACAAGAGCTGACCGCAAAGGTGTTATCGACTATATGGACGATAACGATGAAGCTTACGACGAATGGTATAAGACAAACGTAACAGATAAAATGTAGTCTTGCCTGGAGTCAAAGATCTAAAACTTTGAAATGAGGTAACCAATCATGGTTGACAATATTTACGGCACGACCAATCGGGAAACCGGCGATTCTACCCACGGGCAGAATACGGTCATTCATTACTACGACAAAGCAGGCGTAAAAGCCGCTAATGCTATTGCGATTTATGCGCAATGGGCTGATCGTAGATCTATGCCCCTGAAAATGGGTACAACTTACAAAGTCTCGAAATGGCTGCACATCTACGATCGTTTGCTCGATCCTGATTCGCAACATGGTGGGACTGATCCGGACTTCGCTGCGAAAGGCTACCTGAGCTCTCGTAGTATTCTGGATGTGTCTACCGGTTTGGCCGGTGCATCTCTGCCTGAAGGCGCTGGTGTGCAGAACAAGCAAACCATCAAGAAGATCACCATCGAAACCAATTTCGCCCGTTACGGCGAGATGCTCGATTACACCGATGAAGTCGATCTGTTCGCCGAGGACGCTGTTCAGGTTCACTATCGTGAAGAGCTCGGCCTTCTGGCTAACCAACGTTCTGAAGACCTGGTGCAGTTGGACATGCTGTCAACTACCAACATCATGTTCGTAGGTACTGCAAGTTCTCTGACAACTGTTGGTGGTGATACCACTACTGTAACTGGTACTGACGACAACGACTCCAAGGTCAATTACAACCTGATCCGTAAAGGCGTCAAGAAGTTGGTTCGTAACCGCGCTCAGAAGAACACTTCTATCGTGACTGGTTCTACCAAGATCGATACTCGGACAATCAACAAAGCGTTCTACGCTATCGTTGGTCCCGAAGTGAAGTTTGACCTGGAAGACGTTGTTCGCCGCACCGGTGGTGCTGCAACTCCTGTCGAAGGTGACAGCTCTGACTACGTCTACGTTCCTGCCTTCAAGTACGCTGATGCCTCTAACCTGGCTGAAGGCGAAATTGGTGCCATGAACGACGTTCGTTTCATCGAGTCTGAGTCTGCTGTTATCTACGCTGGCCAGGGAGCTGTTACAGTTCCTGCTGAAGCAACCGATAACTACGTTGGTACTCTGTCTGTAACTTCCTTTGCTGATGGCGATGCCGCAGCAGCTGGTCGTGAAGACGTTGTTACTGGTGTATGGGATCGTGTTGGCGACGTCTATGGCGCAGCTGGCGACGGTACCGACGCACTGGACTACTTCGATGTATTCCCGATCCTTTTCCCGACTAAAGGTAGCTTCGCTACTGTTGGTCTGAAAGGTCAAGGTAAGATCAAGTTCAACAGTCAAGCACCGAGCAAGATCGAACTGTCAAACCCCTACGGTACTCAGGGCTTTTTCAGCTACAACATGTGGTATGCAGGCATCATCCTGCGTGAAGAGCGTCTCCTGAAGATCCTCGTCTGCGCATCTGCGTAATCGCAAGTAGGTAAATAGTACTGGGTGACCCCTATTGAATTTGTGGGGTCACCCTTTTTTTAATTTAAACAACCCAATAGGGATTTAATCATGAGTAAATTTGACCGTGAAGCAATGATCGCCGAAGCAACTGACTTCGGTCTCGATTACAAAGGAAACATCTCCAACGTAGCCCTGGCAGAAATGCTCGCTGAATTCAAAGGCGAACCCTCTCCCGAATTAGATGCACCTCCCAGTCCGGCTGCAAAGCCTGATGAAGATGTCGACGAAGTCGAAGCGCCTGAAGCGGAAGAAGGAGCACCTGTAAAAGCTGAACCAAAGCTTACTGCTGCTCAAGCACACTACGCCCGGCAGCGTCTGAAGATCGCTGCTGCAAAAAAGCGTGCGATGAAAACCTCGATAGTCACCATCACAAACAGGGACGGTCGTGAAAATGAAATTGCCACTACTGCATTCCTGTCCTGTGAGAACCAGTATTTCTCAATAGGCAGAAGCGTACCGTTGGATATGCCTGTTCAGCTGGAACAGTGCCTGATCGAAAATGCCAGAACCTGTAAAATTCCTCAGCACAGGGATGAGATCAAGGATGGACGTCGTACTGGCAATAAAGTTACCATAATGGTAACCAAGTACGTAATTAGTTACACGCAACGAAGCTAAACTGCGTGGATGTACACTGCCGGCAATGAAATAACGGTAACGTGGGTACTTGCACCTACTGGTGCACCCACCGCGGAAAGTGACTACGACATAAATATAATCCCCTCAACTCAAGAGGGGACTTATACTGACGCCGGAATTATCAATTACGTTGCCCCATCAGCGTCTTATTCCGGCTGTATCCAATACAAATTCACCCCTCTGTCCGTTGGCAGATTCCGATTAACCTTAAGCATCGGCACCGGTGTAGCCTACGCCGTCCTGGAAGAGAATCAGTTTTGGATATTCCCGAGCGCCAGCAGCACAGCGTCTACAATTAAAGTTCTGAGCAAATTGTCATACCCGAGACCCAGTCCTTTACCGGTAGTATCTGAATTTTCAACCGTAGATGAAATTATATGCATAGCATCTGATGGTTCTAATATAGTATTTTACGGAAAACAGGCAAGTCCAGGGAACCAAAGCGGTTTCTTCTTAACAGATCATTCCTTGTCAGCAGAACCTGTTCTGCAAATTAACGCTTCCGACTTACCTTTTACTCCAACTTTTGGGCAGAGATACACATTACTTGAGTATTCTCCAAAACATGGTCGTTTGGTAAGTTGCTACACAGCAAGCAGCCAGGGTTTAATATACTCAGACGATTTAGGGCTGTCATGGACGCTGTGTACTTTTCCCACCTGGGGAAATAATGCAACAACGCTATCATGGGATCCTGATTTAGAGTTGTGGTATATAGCAACTTTAAGCGGTGCTACTCTCCTTGTATCAACGGACGGGATTACCTGGGTTAACCAAACAACTATTGAAGTACTAGGGGGAGCTCATCCGGGAAGCATGTACGATCAAAAGACATTTAATATTGGCAATGATACTATCTCCATTATCAGTCAGTGGGAAGAGTATTGCTACAAGTACAACGATACTGGAAGCGGAAGTACTGGATGGACTAAAACGATAAACAACGGCGTTGCTGGCGGTGCAGGTACTTGGCCACTGTACAACTGGTCGACAGACGGTAGCATAATAGTTGTTACTGCTTTTGGAAGTCAGTCGCACACTTTTAACTTGTCCGATCATGGTGCTTGGGTCGAGTACACTGGTACTACTCTTGGATGGCATGCCGGTAACCCATCCATCACTGCATTTGCGTATATTGCTGCGTTTGATCGTCCCTGGATAGCATGTGTAGGTGGTCAAAACACAAATATCTGGTATGATGCTACAGATCCGTCAATACCAGATTACGAAGTAAGTACAAATCCTTTTTTCGCTGGTAAAAGTCCTATGAGGACACCAAAATGGTCTACTCAGTCTGGTTACTTAAATACTTTCCCTGGATACTTCATAGGAATATTTAATAATCGAGACGAAACTGCTAACCTGCCGGATCAGATAATTGTAGGAAATAACTAATGAGCATGTACATTCTTGGCAACGAAATTACAGTAAGCTGGGTCCTGGCACCAACAGACTCGCCACTGCTGGCCAGTGATTACGATATCAGTTTTGTCCCTTCTACTCTGAATGGCACTTATACTGATGACGGAATCATTAACTATGTCGCTCCCTCAGAATTTTACGCAGGCTGTCTGCAATACAAATTCACTCCTATAGCTGCTGGTCACTACCGTTTAGCGTTGACTACTGGCGCCGGCGGATATACCGGCGATTGGACTATTGAGAATTGGGCTACTGTAAATTGGGGTTATTTCGTTGGCGTAGCAGGAGATTTATCGCCTACAGATATTGAAGGGGTAGAAGTATTGCTTCTGATATACCATGCAACACCGGGCCTGTATCTACAGATGGACGGAAGTGTGCAAATTCCGAGTGTTGGGGCTGGGGATATCGAAGTTACTCTTGAGGGTTATACAAACAATCCAGTAATACTGTCGTGGAATGGTACAGGAAATCAATATGAGCAGGGAGGCCCTGATACACCATTAAGTGATTTTATAGTCGCTAATGAAAACAATACCATTGGCGTAACAATCAATGCAGACTACGAAGTACTGAATGAAAAAGACTTCTGGGTATTCTTGTCAGCTCCTATATCAGTAGGCTCAACAAAAGTTCTCAGCGCTCTGTCTTATCCGTCACCTAAACTGTTTCATTCAGAGACTGCACCGTTTGGGGATATAGACTGGCGTAACATAGTAGGAATATCAGAGCATCGCGCCACTGGCGATATATACTTTGTTGGACAAAGACAATTTGCTGATACTGAAGGAACACTGCAAATTTTCACCCCAAGCACTGGCGCATTCACAAACTACACAGAAATTCCTTTTACAGATCCTAAAGGTTGTTGTGTTACTCCTAGCGGGAGAGTTTATGTTCTTAAAGGTGGCCAGCAAGCGAGCAACACGTACAACTGTTATTACGCAGATGCCCCTTACACCTCATGGACTCTGTGTACAGCAAACGTTAGTCTCAGATTTGCTGGAAATAGAAACCTAGTTTATGACGACGATAATGGACTAATATGGTGGGCACAAGGAACAAAAATGATGACTGCTGTTGAGGATACTGGCAACTTCTTTCAACAAAACTATGATCACCCAATATATGGAGATCAGCCTACCGGGGAGTCCAATTTCATAGATATTTGGGATTTGAATGGTACCTCCTGGCGTTACTTCGGAGGACCAGCTCTAGTTGGCGGATTAGGCCGTATGTACAAAAGTCAAACGACTTCAAATACAGCACCTGTCCCGTATACAGACGTTGCTCCAGAAGAAGACGCATTCGACGCATTTGCTGAAAGTGCACCTAAACGTTCCGCAATGACACCAGACGGAAATAAAGTATTTATTATCGGCTCTCAGATGCAGTTATCCAGTACCAGCAATGGTTTTGATTTTCGTGTAGACGAAGTTGACTTTAAAACTATATCCGGTCATCTTACTACTATGCTAGAGATGTTTACAATACCTGCTTTCGGTAAGATGTATATATACGGGTCATACGTCGAGATGGCGACAGCATTTTATGAATTCTGGGAAAGTTCTAACGGTGTTGATTGGGCTTTAAGTACTGACACAAGATTAACTGACTATAATATATCGGCTCAAATTCCTAATACTAATATACTTACTCTTTCTAACGGCGGATTTTGCTGGGTCAGCTCCACAAACCCAGGTTTTGCTGTACAACTGGTGTATACAAAATGAGCATTCATGTAATAAATAGTACTCTAACCTTCTGCTGGGCGATAAATCCAACAGACGACGTTCCCGTGAAAGCTGATTTCGATATCATCTTGCACAAGCCTGACGGTAGTTCTACTTACACTGACGATGGCGTCACCACATATACAGCTCCGACATCAACAGACCAAGGCCAGGTGACATACGATCTGTTGGTCGACCAGGTCGGTAGATACCAGGTAACTTTATCGATCGGCAGTTCGACAGTGTTCATTGTCAAATCATTCCGGGAAGTGTTCATCGTAGATCTGCCTACATACGTAGCTAGTGGGGCACCTCCGAAAACCACACAGGGTCCTGAGATTCTTCCACCAAAAACACCACCACCTCCTGTCTGGGCACTTACTGGAAACTACTTTTCTCCTGGTTTGGGTAATAACTGTTCTTCTCTTATTCTGAATCCTGCAGGTACTAAATTTTTGTATATGGATTCAGGTACTCCGGACAGTGTTTATGAAATAGACATAGACGACCAAGACATAACTACAGCAGCGTACAATTCAATATCGTTAAACG